TGTTGCAGTGGTTGCGTAAGTTACAGAAACAGTATCGCCAGCAGTTGTGGTCTTAGCCGTACCAAAAGCTCCAGCGCTATATAATGTACCGCCAGTATTACTTTGAGTAGCAGAAGCGCCAGAACCAGTACATAAGAAACAGCCTGTTACGTTACCACCCGCACCAGTAATAGTGTAGGTAATAGCAGTTGCGGAAGAAGTTGTTACGTTAGATGGGCTTGAACCAGTTGAAGTGGATGAAGCAAATACTGCAGTACCACGAACAGCAGAGCCGCCAACTGTATAGTTAACAAACTCAGTCCAACCAGAGTGTGAAGTCATAGTATCAGAGGCTGAGAATGTCGGGCTAGTTGTACCAATCAAACCTAAATATGGGCCGGTAACTGTGTAAGCAGAGCCTTTTAACAGGGTATCTAACATCAACTGTTTACCAACAGCGTTTACTAAGTTAGGGAACTCTTCAGTCCACTTTAAATTGCCAGCAGCATCACGGCATTCTACATGGTAGATACCTTCAACACCAACGGTTTCGTTTTGTGCGGTGCCAGCTTGCAGTTTAATTTCTGCTTGGTCTCCACAGCTTGCTAATTCTTTTTGCATAAAAGCTCCTATGAAATTCTAATAATGGCGTTAGTCGCCGTGGGGGTTGGGAATGTTACAGTAAAAGTACCTGCAGATGTGTTCGTTTTATCCGAACCAAAATCCAAAACCGCTACCGCTGCACCAGTTGTACCATTATATATTAAGGCACATCTAGTAGTAAAGCTAGCTCCTGTCCAAACTACTGGGGCAAAAGATATATAAGCAGTGTTTGAATTTGTGTCGCCCGTTGGTACTTGGGTAATTGTTAAAGGTTTACCGCCAGCTGTGTAGCCTGCGCCTGTAATTTCGTTGGCTGTTGTATAGGCGGTTGTGGCGTTGTTTAGTATTGCGTTGCCAGTATAAAGGGCGATATTGTACGTATATGGGGTGCCAACAGCGAAGTTCTCCAACCCGCTGAGCAGGTTGGTTTTAAATGTAGTTGTTTGCCCCTGAACAATATTGGACATTATGCGCCTCTACCGCCAACGTTAATTTTAAGCTGCCCGTCTCTAAAGAAGTCGCCGCGTTCCATACCATCTGCAAGGCGTTTAAGCTGTGCTAGAGACTCTTGATACTTATCTTCATAGTACTTAACCATATCGGCTTCGCCCTTCATAAAAATCATGGCTTCCCGCATTGCACCATAAAATAGTACAGGGTCGTAGTTATTACCAAGCCAGCTTTGTCCGGCTGCATTTGATACGGAGCTTACTGTGCCAGAAAAGCCAGTGCCAGTATTACCAAGGGAAGAGCAAGAAAGAATATCGCCCACGACATAAAAGTTGCCGCCAAAAGTAATGCTACAGGATGTGATGGCGCCCCCAACAATAACAATATCTGCTGTAGCATTTGCGCCTGAGCCTCCAGTTAAAGGTACATTTTGATATACACCATTGGTATATAGCGAACCACCAGCTAAAGAACCGACTGTAGTAATCTGACCTTGAACGATTGTTGGTGGGTAATAGAAATAGTGCATTTCTACTTGATAGTTTTGATCTGGCGTAGGGGCTAAGATATAAGTCATATCCTCTAGATTAGATAACTGACTACCAAACAAAGCATAGTATTTTGGTAAACCTGTAGCAGTTGCTGTTGGGTATGCTTCGCGTAAAAAGTTAACGTCTTTACTTAAAAGGTAGTTGTAATTGCCAGAAGAATCAATAACCGCAATAGAATAATTAGCCAGCCAGTCAGTAGGTAAAGCTACATAAGGGTTAGATGCTGTAAGAGTACCTGTGACATTTTTACGTAATGAAGGTAGGTTAACGCTGTTGTATATACGATCTTCAGCCTGCTGAATAAATACAGGAATAGTAGCTACGAATAGCTGTTCTGTATTCTCGGCGTAAGCTTGTATGTTGTTATACAGCGTTTCGTAGTTCATTATTCAGCTTTAGGTTCTTCTTTAGGTTCTTTTTTAGGTAGTTGAACTTCAGTTTGCGCACGGATTTTCATCAACAACGCAAAAGCACCAGTCTTAGTAGGTAGTTCACCTAGCCCTGCCAAAATACCTTCAACTTCATTTAATGTAATTTCAAGTTTAATTGGTGTTTGTGGGTCTAAACTCATGCCATTGGACCTCTAGAAGTAAAGCCTTTAGTAGCAGCACCTTTACCGCGCTGTGCTACACCATCAGTTTTAGTAGCTGGGTAATTACCCTTAGTAGTTGTACCTGCACCAATGTTGGCGTTATTCATAAACTCTGCGCCAGTCTCTTCAGACATGGTTGGCAAGCCGCCACTAACTGGGTTCCCGCTCATATCGTGTGGCTTAGCGTACTTCTCAGCTGGTAGAATATTTTTATTATCGCCAACTTTAATAGCTGGGCTATTCTTGCTTGTAGGTTTAACTTGATTTGCCATGATTATTTTCCGTTAGCAGATACTTTAGCCAAGCCACGTCCGACAGCTTCCATTTTATTTTGGTCGATGCCGCCAGCTGTACCTTTGCTAGCTTTTTTACCAATTTCAATGCCGACGCTTGCGCCGTCATCACCTAAATTTTTACCTTTGGTTTTACCCTTGCTTGTAATTCCGTCGGCTGCGCTTCTATATCCCATGTTCTACTCCTAGTTAATTGTTACTGTTCCAACTTGCCCTTGACCCACTAAATAGTTAGGCGTTTCCTGATAATCGTATCCTTGTCCTACAGGATTCCAACCCCACTGTGTATCGCGACTACCACCACCTTGATAGTTATAAGCCGTCAAACCTGATGCCACATAACTATTATCCCGTCTTGGCTCCCTAACCGCTTGTGGGTCATTGACTGGATACATACCTAATTGTAACTGTGGGTGATCTGGGTCCCAGCAGGTCTTACAAACTTTTAACTGATACGGTTTGGTCTTAATAATCTCCGTACGTAGTTCAGTTAGTTTATACCTAAAATCACACCTATCACACTGCGCAATTGCATATTTACCGGATGAAAACTTATTAGGCATTATACTACCTCAAACCTATTTTTCTTACTTATATTTTCAACACCACGTATAAACCATAAATTGTTCGGAGTGTGTAGTCCAGATACTTTTTCTCCCTGTAGTGGAATAATGTGGTCCACATGCCACGGTTCTTTGTTTTCACGTGTTAACATGGCGGTGACTTGATACAAGCAGCTTATTTTTAGTTTATCAAAAGCAGTCAACCAAACTGGCGTACGCTGTTTAACAATTTTTTTGCGTGCTGCGACACGTGCATTAATTTTTCCTTTATTTGCTTGACGGTACTGGCGTTTCTGAGCTAGTATTTTTTCTTTATGCTTTTCGTAATGTTTCTTTTTATACACAGGTTTACTTGAACGCTTATTGTGTATGTCGCATTGTAGGCAGCATCTATCATTAACCCTACGTTTACTTAAATGCCCATTAACGCAGGGTCTTCCTGTAAAATAGTGCGTTAAACCTAAAGCAGCCGCTTCAACACGCTCAATAATGTCCATTAGCCACCCCCGAGGAACATCCTACGAGGCACAAACCGAACCGGCGCTTTTTCTCTATCTTCTTCCGCAGCCAACTGGAACTGCTGCTCATAGTCGGCTTTTAAACCCGCAATTCGTTGGGGGTCCATATTTGGTAACTTCATGGAAAGGTAATATGCTAAACCAGCTACCATGCAGTTTAAAAAGCGGAAAGGAATATCTTGGGTATTCACACCTGTACCATCGTCTTGAATCCGACGCAAACGCCAGTAAACAAAAGTATAGGTTTGAGAACCATCTGGCGTAGGCCATACTGTGATTTTGGGAGCATCTACACCGCCTGAATTAACGCCATTTGGATTGGTGGTGCTTGGGTATGTTGCGCCTGACATACGTTGAATCCAGACCTGAATAGGGCGGCCTTGGCTTAACTTATTTGGGATTGTGGCGTAGGTTGAAACGCTGATGCGGCTAATGTTGATGTCTGTCTGTGTTGCAGTATTACCTGCGTTAGTACGTATCTGGTGCTCTAAAAGGTCAATAGTGTCGATTGGCAAGTCATAGGTATTTTGACCTTGAACCAAAGTAATCTGGCCCTGCTCAATAGTCCACATGTTAATGCCACGGTTCGCCCATTCTATTGTCAACAGGTTTAAGCTTCTTCTCGCGGTCCTAAAGTCATAGCCAGTACGCAGCTCAGCACCACAACGCTCAAAAGCGTCTTCAATCAGTTCTGATAAATCTAAATTAAACGATGAGGTGCCGGAAGTTGTCATTACTTTGCCTTTTTAGCAACTTTAGTTGCTTTTTTAGCAACAGTTTTTTTGGCTGGCGTCTTTTTAGCTGGACGAGTTGTAGCCTTACGCACGTACTTACGCTTAGGACGTGGCTGAAAATCTTCTGATACTGGGAAAGGCCAAGCCGCAATTTCCGCTTTAGGAAAAACAACTTCTTCCTG